CGTAACGGCAAAACGTTTTGAAATAACAGGACTTTTTTTCTCTGACGGTTCTTTTTAGTCTGTTGGCTGGATTAGCAAAGTATTTGTTCTTGTACTCTCTGCTTCGAGCGTTGAATTGCTCTCTGGCTTCTTGTGAACCATTGCGCTTTTTAAATTGTTTCTCAGCAGACTTTTGACTTAGGCATGGCTTGCAGCAAGCAACCTTCAAGCACCACTTCCTGTCTCCATTTTGTAAATGCTTCCAAGTCCACTGTTGAAGTTCAGGTGTCATCAATTGTCCACAAGTCTTGCAGTGAATTACTTCTGCAAGCTTCCGGTTGACATACTCCTCGTCATAAATGTCCGCCATTACCTCATCTGCTTTCGCAAGGTTTCAAACCGTTTCCGCTCGTCTTCGAGTTCCTGAAGTTCAACATGGCTTCTGTTCATCGACAGGTGATTCATTCTCAGCGGTTTGCTTGGATTGCCAATATAAACAACACCAGGCTCAATCCTTGAGCGGCTATGGACTACCGTACCCATGCCAAGCATTGTATAGCTTCCAATGACGCTGTACTGATGAACCGAAACGTTTAATCCTAGATTTGCGTTTCTCATAACGTGACAGTGACCAGCCAGCAAAGCAGAGTTCGCAAGCGTGACGTTCTCTTCAAGAAAGCAATCGTGCGCCACATGCGAGCCAGCCATCAGATAAGCAAAGTCACCCACTACGGTTTGGCGTTGAATCCCAGCGTGAACCGTCACATATTCACGAATGACTGAACCTTTGCCAATCTTCACGCCCATCAACTTGCGTCTGCTGCGGTGTTGCGGATCTGAACCAATGACTGCGCCAGGATAGATTTCGCAGTTCGCGCCTATGTCTAACGGACCATAGAGGCAGACATTCGGTCCAATGTGTACGTCTTTTCCAAAGGTAACGTCACCTTCAACGTGAACGGTTGGATGGATTTTCATAGCCAGTGCGCCATCAATTCGGGTTCGATGTTTGGTGGTTTGGGGTTGCCGTGAAAGTAAACGATTCGCGCCTTGCTTCGTTCCTCTGGCTGGTGGGTCCAGTGGACTTTGTAGCTTTGAATCTCATGAGGAAAAACTTGGTCAAGTCTTGTGGCGTTCGCACAAACAACACGAAGAAAAGCCATTTCACTCGGTAGGTTCTTATATTGATAATTGATTCCGCTTTCTGCTCGGTGTTGCCACAAGTTCCAAATCCGTTTGACTTCAGCAACACTGAATAGCCCGATCCCGTTGCAGATGGTGTGAGGCTCGAATGGGTCGGTGAGCAGCCCACATTCACCTCGCCAATTCAGCATCTCGTCAATGTTGTTCGTGATGAGCGTATCCAATCCAATGATGAATCTTCGGCCTTTGCCTAGTCCTGGTCGAAAAGCTTCCATAACACAAGCCCAACCCAGATCCTGACAGTCGAGGGCAACTTGCGTGACGGTTTCGTTGAACTGATATTCTCGGTCAGTCAGGCAAATCAGCTTGTGCGTCTTTGTCGTATTGCGCTTGATCGCTCGCGCCAATTTGTCCACCCATTCAGCAGAGTAGCCAGCGTTTGCGCTGTAGCTGGGTAAGTGCCGCTCTTTGCCATTAAAAAGAATGCAGACAATATCCATTAAGCCGCCACCTTTCGTCTGCGCTGGTCCATGATTTGTTTCCGCCAATAAGCGAAGTTTTTAGGCCACTGTCTGCGAATGGCAAGCTCGCCCACATACTCGAAGTCCAGCCGCTCTGCTTCGTAATCTGATCCAGAGACAAAAATCACAAACCACTTCGCCACATTCTTGCTCGTTCGCTTCTTGATGCCGTAAGGTCTGCCGCTTCTGTCTCTCACCACAAAATAGGAATACTTCGTTTTTTTCTTAGCCATGCTCTTGGCTGTGGTGTTTTGCATAGCGTCAGGATTCGCTTGCAGATAACTCAGCATTTGCGTGATGGATCCTCTGGTCAGGTTGCCGTATTTGTCTAAACGTGCCTCTTCGGATGGGACCGCATACCAACCTTTTGGCAATGCGCCAATCCGGTAAAGTGCTTTCTCAAATCGCTTGTGTTCTCGGTCCTGTCCAGTGATATGCGGCAACAGGATTTCTTCTGCCGTCAGCGAACTGCCAACCACACCTTTGAGGTCTTTAGCGTACACTCTGCCGTTCTGGTCTTTGATGCTGTACTCAACAAAGAGTGAGCCTCTGCGTCCTGGCTTTTTTTTGTTCTTCGGCACGATGAACGGTGTTGGACGATCAAAGACGTCTTCCATTTCTTCGTAGAGTGCAAAGCGAACGTCAAACAAAGTGTCGCGTACTGCCTTTCCTACAGCATCCGGCATTTTCTTAGCGACTGAGCGCAGATACTGGCGCGGAATCTTTAAGCCTGTGTCTCCTTTTAGCGGCATCTCTCTCCACCTGTTGACAAAGTTTGCATTTGGCTAAATCGTTGAAAAAAACCTTCGTGTTGGGCTTTTGGTAATCGCATACTGGACACACTCGAAGTGCTGCCTTTTTCTTTAGCTTTTCAAGCCTCTCTTCTAAGCGTTCGCTCAGAGGCTTTCTTCTTTCGAGCAAGGTGTAAAGCTTCACGTTCTGCTTCCTCTCTGCTTAGTCCACCATCGAATTGCATGATTGCCGCTCGCTCCTCGAACCAGACGTACAGGTCTGGATCCAAGAAACGAAGTCGTTCAATCTCATGAAAAAGTTTTTCATTCATGAGGCGCAGCGTCAGGCGAGCGTCCGTTAATCGCCTTTATTGCTTTTGATTGAGCAAACCTGCTTCGCGTGGATTGCCAGCACTCGCTGTGTCTTTCCCTCAGTAGTTTAGAAAGACAAAGATTGCCAATCGTCACGCCTCAAAATCCTTGTACAATCGGCTTCCTGTCGCGCCTTCTTGGTTCTGGTACTTTCCTGCATACGGTTGAGCGGTTGGCTCGTCTAATTGAAAAAAGACAATTTGGCAAATCCTCACGCCAGCCTTTAGCAGAATTGGCTTCTCGCTCTGGTTGTACAGTTCGAGCGTAATCTGGCCTTGAAAGCCGGAATCGACAAAGCCAGCATTTTGAATCTGTAAGCCCAACCTTCCGACTGACGAGCGACCAGCCACAAAAGCCGCTAGGTGATTCGGAACTGAAATCTTTTCCTGAGTTGAAGCCAGAACAAACTTGGAAGGTTCGAGCAAGAAATCTTCGGTTTGTGTGGTTTGGTAGACCGATTCTGAATCCAAGAACAAAAATTTTTGTTTTACGCCCAACTGAGCGAAGGTATTCCCCAAGTGCAAATCAACACTACATGGCCCAACCTGGGCGAATCGTGGCAGGTGTCCAAGTTCTTTGAGTCCATTCAAAGTTTGGTGAGAGAGAATCATAAATTCGCCCAATCAAATTCTGTTGATGAATAGATCCGAATCAGTCCGGTTTCGCCCCAGCGTTTGCTGGCGTGAACGTCCCAGACTTGTTTGTCTTCACTGAGTAAGGCGTCAATCAATGCCTTCAAGAGATTGTCAATGTCAGCGGTTTGTCTGTGAGGTTTGCCGTTCATTGCTTTCTTTTTCTTGAGGCTCCAGCTTTTCGGCATGGGCAAAATGAATTCAACGGCAAAGCTGTCTGGAAGGTGAAACTTTTGTGTGTGAGCCTGAAGTCGTAGCGTGTCGCAGAAAACCCGATAGCGCAAAACCTCTGGCCTGACTCGCCACTTATCAGAGCGACTTTGACGAGGTTTCGGAACAGGTGAAACATGAAACGTAATCAAGCAGCAACCGTCCGCACTAGCTTCGCAAAATATTGGCTTGGTGAATCGGTTTTGCTCGGCTTGTCCACTTTCACAGGTGTCTCGTCTTTGGTTGTCCAGCGAACGATTGAGTCTGAATCCAGCAGGAAGCCAAAAGGTGCGCGACCAATCGCCTCAAAGAACTTCTGGCCTCCGCATGGGTCCAAGCGTTTACATGTCGCTTTGAGTTCTGCTTCTTTCATAAGCCACTCGTCAGGTGTCTTACAAGCTTGGGTTCGGTTGCTGGTGTTGCGTTGTGCGTAACTGCGAAAAACGGCAACGGTTGGCAAGAAGTCGCTCTTGAACTCTTTGACCATCCGGTTGAAGCCTTCTTCGATTTGCTCTTCACTCAGATCATCCAGTCCAATCTGCCAGGCTTGCGCAAGTTCTTGGCTTGGCTTGGTTTTGTAAATTGCGCTCAGTTTGCGTAATAGCTCGACACACTGCATTGGCTGTCTCCTTGAAGTTGTTGTTCAATCAAATCCCATTCGTCAGGCTGGTTGCTTGGTGAGGCTCGGCTTGGCGCTTCCCAAGCCAGATAATGCTCAATGTTTGAAATTTTCAGAAAAGTTGCGGCATGTTGGTTGGGCCTGCAATGGTTGTTTCCAAACCTGTCCAATCGGCATTCTTCGAGATAGTTCTCTGTCGATTTCTGAATTTCCTCCAAGTTGAACTTTTTGCGAACCGCATTGAAGTTGCGCTCGGCTTTGTCCGGTGTGCCAGAAGCAGCTGGTTTCTCAGTGGGCAAGGTCTTGATTGCAGCCAGCCAACTCTTCCACCAAATCTTGAAATCAGACGGTGATTCTTTTGGGGGGGATATAGGG